GTCGCCGCTGAGCTTGGAATTAAGGTAGGAACTATGACCATCCACAGTGTATCCGCACACATCTACGAGGTATAAATATGGCAGAATATAATTGGACGGAAATTGAGGGAAAGAATAAGAAGAACAACAAGAACGACGCAGACGCCAGAACCTGGAGAGGAGAAACACCAGGCGAGTCTGTCTTTGGTAAGGTCGAAGAGTTTAAAAAGGTAACCAGGAAGGATGGCACCCCAGCACATGTTTTGAACCTATACAACGACGCCTTTAATGAGTGGTATACTGTCTGGCCAAAGGGACAGTTACTTCGTAAGTTAGAAGCAGCCAACGTAGCCCCTGGCAGCATAATTAAAATAGAATTCGATGGGTTCAAACCTCTAATTTCGAACCCAGATAGGTCATACCGAGCTTATAAAGTATTTGTAGCATCGGAGTAGCCATGGTTGCTTGTCCACGTTGTGGCAGCCAGCCCCTCGTCTTTTTTGGGCCTGACCATGTCTGCTGGGAGTGCTATGCTAGTGACCTAGACGAAGAGAAAGATAGAGCGACGTATCATGGTATGAAGTGGGGAGTATAATGCCTTTTCCAAGTTCTAAAGTATGTATGGGTTGTGGTAAAAATGGCGAGCTTTTCCAGCTAGTAGTCGAAGCGTCTGGAACTACTGTCTGTCCAAAATGCCTGGTAACGCTATTTAGAGAGTATAAGAAGAGACTGGGGACTCACCCGGTGAACATACGCAACCAGAGGTACTGATGTGTGACTTATTATTAAATTGTCCATTTCAAAGCGTGATAGATGTAGGTGAAGGTACCTTAGTACTATGTGCCTTCAATGTAGAAGCTTTCGGTACTGGATACTGTTGGGCAAGTGATTTAGATGATAACTGAAGAAGAGATAGATGCCGTATTTAACTCGTATAAAACAGCCTTCTTAGCCTTAGCTGAGAAGGAAGATGAATTGGAGCTGATGAAACAAGACCTAGAGTCCTTAAAAGAAGGATCATCTAAACATGTCCAGAGGATGGAGGACATTCGCAAGTTCGAATCTAGTCTCTTTGAATACCAGAGACTTCTGAGACTAGCCGGCCTGGAAATCGATAGGCTCAAGACTAAGCTTATGCTTGAAGATGTGTCAACCGTAAAGGCTAAATCAGCAGCTATACCACGCCCCTTCATGGCGAGTTAAATAAAAACAAAAAACGCCCGGAGTGTCAAACTCCGGGCTTATTTTTTATGCAAAAATTTCTTTATTCGCGCGGCATTATTTTAATCCGCGTCGTCTTCGGTTGTCTATACGCTTTCATAGTACTTAAGTCTTCTGTATATAGTACAAGGCTACTGAAGGAGGCTTATTTTCTACTGAGCTTTTAACACAAGCCGATGAAGTGTGTCCGTGACCCAATCCTCCACCAGTGGTGGCTAGTGTTCCAGTAAGAGTAGCCTGTTTGTATATATACTGACCATAGTACAATACCTCAGTGTGCTTTATGGTATCCGCATAGTAATCCGTTAAGGTATGCGAGTGCTCTGGACACTCTGAAGTAGTCAGTACGTGCGACGCTACAGTTATTGTATCTGAATCAGACCTGGTAGCACTACCTCCAGATGCTCCGACAGCGTATGTAGATCCTGCGCCTATTACCCACTGATCCCGTAAATCTATAGTGCCTGAAGTTCCATCACATACATGCCATCCCGAAGGTACAGTTCCGACTGCTCCTTCCCACATAGCTATAACTCCAGTAGTAGCACCCAGTGTGGCTAAATCAGAGTAATGTATATTTCCTGTAGATTTATACATTAAATCTGCATCGCACCCTGATCCTGCTCCGTCGTTACCACTATACCAAAAAGTCGACTCCATTTGCGTTTTTGTATAATAGAGAGTATCGTGGTTATGTGCCGCGAAATCGGTAGATGCAGCGCTATACTGGGACTCTAAGTGATCAAGGTTAGTAGTCGTAAGTGCAGTAGCATCAGTCCATACAGTAGGAGTATAGCTCATTTAAGACACCTTCTTAATTAGGTATAAGGCATAGTATGGAGGTATGTTAGACTCACTGTTGTAGGTAACTGAAGATCCCGTGGAGTGGTCGTGAGCGTTACTTGACCCTGAGGCATTACTTGTTCTGCTGTTGGTAGTAGGGTTATAAGATCCTCCCGCTTGACCATCGGTATAATCATATGGCCCAGCATCATAGACTGAATACACATCTGTAAACGTATGTGTATGTGCTGGTATTTGGGTGTCATCTAGAGTAGTACCACCAATAGTGACAGTGCCTGTTGGAGTGACACTGGACGAACCCAAAGTACCTTTAACGGAATAGGTAGAACCAGCCCCAACTACAAAATAATCACGATAATCTGTAGTATCTGTCTGCCCATTACAAGCTTTCCACCCGGTAGGTATAGTTCCAGCTGTTCCAGACCACCAAACAATCATTCCAACAGGTAAACCAGCAGCTATAGCTTCCGACGCATGATGACCATCTAATAGATCTGCATCGGCTCCTGAGCCGCTACCCATGAACCCAGTATTATAAAAAGTAGCATCAGAAGGTGATTTTAAATAGTACCTGGTATCATGATTGTGCCCAGTTACAAAATCAGCCATACAAGCATCATACTGGGTTTCGAAATTGTTACACGCTGTTGCAGTAATCCTAGTCGATACCGCCCAAGTAGTAGGAGTATAAGTTGTCATTCTTTTACCTCACGTTTTTATTATGTAAGCATAGGCCTTGTATGGAGGTAAGTTATTACCTGTGGTTGTATCTCCGCTCATAGTCGATCCTGAGTGGCCATGGGCTGTTGGGCTAGTAGTGTAGGCGTTGGTCGATGTAGAGGTATGGCTATGATCTGCATTTATATTTTGAGATACAGACGACCCCTGATAGCTAGGTAAATTAGATACAAACCTTGGAGTGTAATCAGTATAGGTATGCGTGTGGCTAGCCAATTCAGATAGAGTCAGTGCATGTGTACCTATAGTGACGGATGCAGCAGTAGATTGGACGGTAGCGGCTCCACCCGTAGTTCCTTGGCCATATAAATTTCCAGCTACTATAGGGAATTTATCTCTCAAATCCGGAGAACTCGTTCCGTTACAGATCGCCCACCCGGAAGGAATATCCACTATAGCTCCAGACCATATCATTATCGTTCCTGTAGGAACCATCTGAGCACTAAGCTGGGCTATAGTATATCCATCCAGTGTTTCACAGACAAACCCACTACCAGTGCCATCGGTGGAACTAGTCCAGTACTTACTATCACACGTAGCTTTAGTGTAATAAGATGCACTATGGGTAATTATTGTATTATATTGATATGCTACCTCATCATATTGTGTCTCAGCGTTATTCAGCCAGCCTGCCTTTTGAACTCCAGTGCCAGCATATTCTACCCAAGTGTGTTTGGTGTAGTATCCAGTTGTTACCATTAAATCACCTCAAAAAGATAACGGTTACCAATGGTAATCGATAACCGTTATCTGTAGAGCCTCTAACGAGTTCTTGGTATATGCGCTAGAGCCAATTGTATAGAGTTCAGTACCTGTACCGAGCGTACTAGTCGCAGCATCACCACCAAAGATTCTGATTTCGTCCCAAGCGAAGTTAGCTTCTCCAGGGTTTAAATACCATATAGTCGTGAACGAAGTGTCAGCTACATACGTTTGGCTAGTTAGGTATTTCCTAAAAAGTTCTACGCCAGAATTCCACAAGGATAGGTATGTTGGACCATGGTCTACATCAAATCCTGGGAATGACGGGCTAGAGGGGGTATAGGTCCCATCTGGCAGAGCGCATGTCCAGATATTCGGAGTATCTCCAACGAGCCAATCGTGGGTATAAGCCAGCGGAATCAGAACCACATTTGTGGCAGAGCTGCTCACCAAAGGCGTCTTGGTCTGACTGAATTTCAGGAATACCTTAGACCAATAGTCCTCTACTGGACCACTTACGGCAGTTACCCTATAGTGGGTTATATGATTATCTGGATCGGAAGAGTCTAAGAAGACTGCGACCTTTTCTAATCCGGTGATTAGGAAGTCATCATCGATATCATGGATAGTGCTTTCGATATGCTGTAAAACACCAACCTCTAAACCCTTCCTGGTGGTTATATACTCTATCTTATTACCTACCTGAGCATAATGACTTAGTAGTGCATCCGCTTTAGCCATGCCTGCGTCTTCGGTAGTTATAAGAGAGTCATCGATCAAGGCCTGGACATACCCACTGCCTCCACCTTCCACAGATTTCCTATCAAGAACCTGAGTGAAATCTACTGCTGTAGTAATGATTGGATATAAACCATAGTATACAACCTTTAATCTGCCACCTGTTGCACCAGAATCCGCGGCTAATACAGTTCCACCAAAGTCCTGAGCTATGATTTGATCATTTGCCGACCAGTACCAATCCTTACCCGTCTCCACTCCTTTTATACCCACAGTCTTTAAGGTATAGTTAACACCCTTATCCGTACTAACATAAACATCTGGTTCCTCAGCGGGTTTATAAGCTATGGGGAAGTTTCTAGTTGTACCATCTCCTGGGAAATACTCAGTCTGAATAGCGGTTTTTCCAAACCCTCCTCGCACATACTGGTAGTTCCTATACTCTGGAGCTGACGATGTATATCTGAACGAGTCCCACAGCACATCAGACATGACGCCACCTACTTCAGTTATACTCCAGTCTGCTGCAACCGAGGATCTCTCATAGAAGTGGAGTGTTTTATCGAAGTCGATATACCATGTACAGTTACCATATGTGGCCAGCTGATCTAGCGCTTCCGAGCAGGGCACATAATCAAAGGATATCTGGTCTACTTCGGTTGGGTCGACTATTGTTCCAGCTAGTACCCCTTCACCATCTAGCACATTCTCTACTATGTATGTAACTATATCAGCTATAGTTGGGTATGTAGCACCATCAAAACCTTTAGCTAGAAGAATCTTATCTGCCAAGTAGTGGTTGTCCGTACAGGATACGTTATGGATAATAACCCCATCTGGGGACATCCTCTCTTGAGTAACCTCCTCGATAAAACCTTCAAATATAATATCTAAATCATGGTCCTTTATCTCTACGTACTGACCCTTATAAAAAGAGTAGGCATGGCTGAAATCTATAATGGAGAATTCAGCCGAGGTTCTGGATTCAACTAAGTCTCTGACAGCGGGCTGGGGTGATGCTAGAAGCTTGTTATCATGTGGGTCTAACACCATGGCCCATGTATAGTTATCAAACAAGGTCACCCAGGTGTGTGCTTTGACATCTCCCCAAGTGTCACCAGAGAAGTAGTCTACTCCGGCGATGGATACCCACATTAACATCCACCGTCAGTAAACCCATATCCTGACACATCTCCATAATTGCCAATACCACCATACCTGGCCCAATGGTATACGGACTTAGCCCAATTAGCATTAGATATATTAGCTGAGTCTATCCAAGTGACAGAGTTTAAATACCCTAAGAACCAGTCAGAATTAGTGCCAGCGTCGTTCCTACAGAATATTCTTGGATTCTGCGTACTGGTATATCCCACTGAATATGCCCAAGCATAATACCCATCAGCTACACCATCTTTATAGAAGTATATACCGTCGCCTGCTTTATGCCCAGCTAAAAGGTGGTGCCAATTGTTATCGTTATAGGTACTTGAACTAAACGCTACAGAGTAATCTGTGCCTGCAACGGTACCTGTTCCTCTACCAGATATCATCTCTACTCTTCCTACAGGTGCAGAAGACGTAAGCCAGAATCCAAATCCATAGTATTTAGAGGAGGCCAGAGCAAAATTATTACATATGGCATCTACATCCGTAGTATTAGTTTTAATCCAAATAGATACACACGGGTTGGTCATCTTTAGTGCAGCATTATTAGGTAAAGCAATATAGGTAGAGCTACCATTTCCATACGCGGTAGTAGAACCTCCTCCCTGACCTCCTGGGCTTCCATTCACGAAAGAATACGTTACATTGGCGCTAGAAGACGCATTGTGGTTCCCCAAAACGTCAGTAGTGCCTCCGTTCAACCCCCAGCAGGCCACACAGCCTGGCTGGGCGGGTTCTCCTATCCAACAATCTCCCATTTTAATCACCTCACGTGCTTATAAATCTGGCTAACTCAGAAGCATATACATAGTAAAGTCTTATATAAACCTCTGAACATGGCGTAGTAGCGGTGACTGCTGAACAGTCTACTGTCATGGTACTATCTATAGCTACAGCAGTACCTGGTGCAGTGGCTGCAACCAGGTTGTTACCAGTAGAAGCAGCTAAGCTAACAGTGGCTATACCAGAGGTATCATCTTGTACGTTAAAGGTATTGTTACCGGTACCCGTACCCTGAGTGATACAAAATGCACCTATAGCTAATGGATAGAACGCATTCGGTGCGAAGTGCCGTCTTCCTATGTAAGAACCAGCAGAAGAAGTCATTGTACCTGGTAATACCCATTCCATAAACTGGGCTGTACCGGGTGGAGAGATGTAGAGTGAATCTGCATCAATAGAAGCCATGGTGTTACCAAGTATATTCCAAGTAACTTCATCAGATGCATAAGACCCGGCCGCAGATATCATAGCATATTTTGCGACGGTAGATTCTGTCCATCTTATAACAGTACCACGTCTAAAAACGCTATCAAGAAGCTGAGCATTTCCTGTATCTGTAACTTTAAAGCTAGTATTGCTTACTCTAGTACCATCTTGTTGAATCCAAGTCTTCCAAGGTGCCTGCCATGAAACACTATTACTGGCTAGGTCACAATACCTTAAGGAGGAGCCGTTGCGTTGATTACTGGCCGGAGATGCGAGCTTAGCCCAAGTATCTGATCCAGAAGCTACGATTACGTCTCCAGCAGCATCTGCTAAGGATTGTTTTAAGAAAGCAGTATCATCCAGGCCGTCTAACTGATCAGCATTTAGGCTGGTTACCTTAGTGGTCGAAGATACTGTGAAAGGTGCTGTTCCAGTAGACTGCTTAGCCTCAAAGGTATTAGCCGTTACAACCCCAGTAGTAGTTATATTCTTAGCGCCAGCATCCCAATCTGCAGTCAGCTTACCATCAGATCCGAGCATCATACCCTTACGCCATACCGCTGCACCCTTAGCAACATCAGTAGCAATATAATAGGCATTGACGTCGGTTTCAACCCACATGCTGCCTTCAATGTAGCCAGCGCTGGTGTCATCGTTGACAGTAGGAGTATCTGTTGAAGTATGGGGAGTAAACTGTTGTGGATAGACTTTCTGCCATACTGCAGCACCAACAGTAACATCCGCAGCAATATAAACATAATCCGTTCCGGTATCTACCCACATACTTCCTATTACGTACCCATCGTTAGCGTCATCGTTTACGGTAGGAGCAGCAGCTGCCGTGTGCGCACTAGAACCCTGTGGGTATATAAGGTTCCAGACTGCAGCAGCCTTAGTATTATCTTCACAGCTATACAATTCATGAGCGGTGGTATCATACCACCATGAGCCTACTGCATACCCATCTGCGGAGTCATCTCCAGCAGTAGGTGCAGCAGCCTTTGCCCACTCGCTCTTTGCTAGGGCTGCATCGATGGTATCTAAATCAGTATTTATAACACCGATATCAGCTGCATCTGAGTAACCTGGCTTTGTCAGGCTATTTCTAGTAGTATAAGTCGCCAATTAAATCACCTTAAATTAAATGAAAGGTGCTTAACGCACCTTCATACCAGCCTTCCTGGTCTCCTTAATAATCGCACTTCCAGCAGCCTGGCCAAGGACTCTACCATCTACTATGATATTATGACTATGAGCCATAATAGCGCCAGCGCCTCCGAATCCCATTTCTGCCGCTTTACTCAAGGGCACTACAGCCTCTTTATCGCCTGCTTCACCTATCATAGCAAGTGTAGGCCGAGTTACGATTCCACCTTCAGCGAGCCTAACTCCACCAAAAGTGACGCTGCCGAATCCACCGCTGTAGCCGCCGCCACCGCTGTAACCTCTAGCTGCGTTGGAAGCCGCTGCTCCTCCCCAGGATACTTTTGATCCCTGGTTGCCTTGGTACTGGTAGCCTGCGGTTGCACCCGTTCCAACCCACCAGGCATTAGTTCCAACATTGTTAGAACCGACGTTCCACAAACCACTCATCCCACCATAGTTGGCACTACTATTGCCCCCTACGCTAGATGAGGTACTAGTCCATGTACCGCTTGCAGTGTTGTAGGACGCGCCTCCGCCTCCTCCAAATAGCCCCATGATTCCGCTACCGAAGGTATTAAGTGCTTGCCCAACATTATTCTTAAATGATACACCACTCTCAGTGATGGTTCCGCCTGCGCCCTGTACTAACTGCTGGAAGAGTGTTCCACCATTCTGCATATAATTCTGAGCAGATGCTCCTCCTGCGGTTATGTTCTGTGATGCGGAGTTCATCGCATTAACTCCAGTCAGAGTTGCAGTACCCTGTTGAACGACGCTATTGGCCCATGCACTACCTACCGCTTGCTGAGTTGCTAAGTACTGTTGGTTAACCTGCTGGTTAGTGGCAGACCAATCCTGACTGGCAAACACCCGTGACTGAGCATCCATCTGAGCCGCATTTTGGGTAAGATATGCGCTCTGCTGAGCGTTTCCAACTTGGATCTCCCCAGCTTGCTGATAGGTATTCAACTGAGATTTATTAGCCAAATCCTGGCTCTGCTTTATGGCTTTGGATATTGTACCTATAGCTACTGTAGGTGTTATGTTACCTCCACCTTGAGCATAATTACCCTGATAGCCGATTATGTTAGCTAAAGCCTCAGATGTCGAGGCACCTTCTATAGGCTTCCAAACACCTGCGTTAGCTAGGTATTGACCTAATCCGGGAGTCATACCGAAGCTATCTATCTGACAAGTATCGATTTCTACCGAAGTAAACTCTCCCTCTGTAGATACTGCACCTATACCTGGTCCGCCTGGAGTGACGTTTCCAGTAAATTGTTTTGGAGTACCATAGCCATAGTTAGCTCCGTAAGATCCTCCAGACCCACCCATGCCGCCTGCGCCCATGTTAGTTACGTATACTGGAACTACTCCACCAGTCCACTGACCGCCTAGAGAAGCTACAGATGCAGCATTAGATTGAGCTGCGGCACCAGTCTGATATCCACCAGTTGGCAACAAGGGGTTAACCCCACCCATCATAGAAGTCTCTAACCCTATTAGGTTATTTAACCAAGTAGATGGATTATACCCGCCAACGTTACCGGTTACTGCTGCTCCAGGAGTGGGTGTTACTGTACCGGATTTTGGCCAAATTGCAGCTACCTGAGCTAACTGGCTCTGAGATAATGGCTGCTTTATGACATTCTCTAAAGCACCTACAGCACCTAGATAAGAATATGTTTGGCCACTACTCCTCATTCTAGCAAGCGTAGTAGAGAATAAATCACTACCTCCTCCCAGACTGCCCCGGAAATCAGTGCCGGTTGCTGATTTTAATACCGAAAACTCAGGGCGAGTATATCCAGTTAAATCGTAGTCTGGTAACCTTCCACCCGTCAGCTCATCTAATTTCACGTAAGCTCCGCCAACGGTTCGAACAATTGATTGTACACCATCTAAGATGGCATTTACAGCTGTCTCGACTATTCCGCCCATAGCATTTAATCCACCAGCTATAGCACCACTTACACTATCGAGAACAGTAGCCCCTAACAGTTTCATGCCAGTAATGATAGGATCAGAAATACCCTTTACAAACTCCCCACCAATCCTAGCTAAATCTGAAGATATACTACTCATGTTGCCAAACCATTTACTTACCATACCGGGAAGATCCTGGAAAAGCTTGCCTATCTCGGTAATCGAAGTTTGAATAGCACCAACTAAGGCACTACCCAACTGCTGGCCGAATACCCTAACAGAGGTAGAGTCAATGGTTCTAAGTTTAGCGGCTATCCATGAGCCTATATCTAAGGAAACGTTAATTGCGGTTCTAAATGCTCCTGCCATTGCTTGAATTGCGGTATTAGCGGCAGAACTCCAGTTAATCCGACCTAAAGCATCCGCTACTTGCCGACCCAGATCATATATAGCGTCTAAAGCACCGATAGCAAGCCTACTCCAATCCATCCCTTGAAGAGCAGCTAAAGCACCCTGTATTGCAGCCTGGGCGCCTTCCATGATGCCTCCCCAATTAATAGAGGATATAGAAGCACTAATCTTATCAAATGCCCCAGCCCAATCTCCCTTTGAAGTCAGCGCCAGTAGGTCGGCCACCTGGGTTAACCCACCAGTTAAAGGGGCTAACAGATTATCTCCCAGACCTGCCATGGTGTTCTTTATGCCAGACATGACCCT